TTATATTCTCTTTTTATCCCAATGGAGTGGAACTACGAAGGATTTATTGATGAGCACGGAAGCCCAGTCTTCAATACTCCGGATCATGAAGTCTTCGATCCACATGGGGAATTAATAGACATAGGCGTTATAGACAGTTGGCAAAATGAAGCTGACGGTTTAAAAGGTGATCAAGATGCTTTGAACGAATTTTATAGACAGTTTCCGAGAACTACTGAGCATGCATTTAGGGATGAAACTAAGAACAGTATATTTAACTTAGTAAAACTATACGAACAAATAGATTACAACGAAGAAATGTCTAGAACATTAGGTATTACTAAAGGTAATTTTCAATGGGTTAACGGTGTTAAAGATTCAACAGTAATATTTTATCCAGATCCTAAAGGTAGGTTTAAAGTAAGCTGGGTACCACCAACAAGTATACAGAACAAAGTTGTAATTAAAAATGGTGTTAAATGGCCCGGCAACGAACACATGGGTGCTTTTGGTTGTGATAGTTACGATATATCAGGAACTGTAGATGGCGTAGGTTCTAAAGGTGCTTTACACGGACTCACAAAGTTTAGCATGGAAGACGCACCCGCTAATACATTTTTCTTAGAGTATCTAGCTAGACCTCAGACCGCAGAGATGTTCTTTGAAGACGTTCTAATGGCTTTAGTATTTTACGGGATGCCTTTACTTGCAGAGAACAACAAACCTCGTCTATTGTATTATTTACGAAGACGTGGTTACAGAGGATTTAGCATGAACAGGCCAGATAAAATATGGAATAAATTATCTGTAGCCGAAAAAGAAGTAGGTGGTATACCTAACTCAAGTGAAGATATAAAACAAGCTCACGCCGCTGCAATTGAAATGTATATTCAAGATCACGTAGGCATGGCACAAGATGGTACTTTTGGTAATTGTTATTTTAATGAATTACTAAATGACTGGGCAAAGTTTGACATCAACAAAAGAACAAAGCATGATGCATCTATAAGTTCTGGTTTAGCTATCATGGCAAACAACAGACATTTGTATAGGCCAAATGCTAAAATAGAAAAACCAAAACTAAATATAAGTATTGCTAAGTACACTAACAAAGGCAGTACATCTAAATTAATTAATAAATAAATATGGTTGTAAAAAGTTATTTTCCTTCTCAAGTCGTAAGCGATGTGGAAAAAATGAGCTATGATTATGGTTTAAAAGTAGCTAAGGCTATTGAAGCTGAATGGTTTCATACTGATAGAGGCTCTAATAGATATAAAACTAATCATAATAATTTTCACAATTTAAGATTATATGCCAGAGGTGAGCAATCAATACAAAAATACAAAGATGAATTATCTATTAACGGTGACTTATCTTATCTTAATTTAGACTGGAAACCAGTACCTATTATACCTAAGTTTGTTGATATAGTTGTAAACGGTATTGCAGAAAGAACGTATGATATAAAAGCTTATTCACAAGATCCTTATGGCGTTAGCCAAAGAACAGAGTACATGAACTCTATAATTAGTGATATGCAAACTAAAGAGTTGAATGACTACGTTGAGCAAGCTTTTGGAATTGATCTTTATGAAAACGATCCTGAAAAACTACCACAAACTCAAGAAGAGCTAGACCTTCACATGCAGCTAACATACAAGCAGTCTGTAGAAATAGCAGAAGAACAAGCTATTAATGTTTTATTAGAAGGTAGTGATTACGAGTTGATAAAGAAAAGATTTTACTACGACTTAACAGTATTGGGTATTGGAGCGGTTAAAAGTAGTTTTAACACATCTGAAGGTGTTGTAGTTGATTACGTTGATCCAGCTGATTTAGTTTATTCATATACAGAATCACCTTATTTTGACGATGTGTATTATGTTGGTGAAGTAAAGTCTATACCTATAAACGAACTTGTAAAACAATTTCCACATTTAAAACACGAGGATTTAGAAGATATAGTTAAAAACAAAAACTACCATAAAACAAATTATAATCAAGGTTATAGTTACAGTGAGCAAGATACTAACAAAGTTCAAGTTTTATATTTTAACTATAAGACGTATATGAACGAGGTTTATAAAGTTAAAGAAACAGGTAGTGGTGCTGATAAAATACTAGCAAAAGATGATACTTTTAATCCACCTGAAGATGCTGATAACTTTGGTAAATTACACAGGTCAATAGAGTGTTTATACGACGGTGCTATTATCTTGGGTAGCGACAAATTGTTAAAGTGGGAAATGGCTAAAAACATGATGAGACCTAAAAGTGATTTTACTAAGGTTAAAATGAACTACGCTATGGTTGCGCCTCGCATGTACAAAGGTCGTATAGAATCTTTAGTACAGCGTATAACTGGTTTTGCTGATATGATACAGCTTACGCATTTAAAACTACAGCAAGTATTATCACGCATGGTTCCAGATGGTGTTTATTTAGACGCTGATGGTTTAGCTGAAATAGATTTAGGTAATGGTACAAACTATAACCCACAAGAAGCTTTAAACATGTTCTTTCAAACAGGTTCTGTTATTGGACGAAGTTTCACTTCTGAAGGTGATATGAACCCAGGTAAAGTACCTATTCAAGAAATACAATCAGGTTCTGGTGGTAATAAAATGCAGGCTTTAATTGGTAATTACAACTACTATTTACAAATGATAAGAGATGTAACTGGTCTTAATGAAGCTAGAGACGGTACAATGCCAGATAAAAATGCTTTAGTTGGCGTGCAAAAGCTAGCTGCTGCTAATAGCAACACAGCGACAAGACATATATTACAATCAGGTCTGTTTTTAACAAAAGAAGTTTCACAATGTTTATCTCTTAGAATATCTGATATTATAGAGTACTCACCAACAAAAGATGCTTTTATACAGCAAATAGGTGTTCACAACGCCGCTACACTTGAAGAAATGTCAAGCTTACACTTATACGACTTTGGTATATTTATAGAATTAATGCCTGATGATGAAGAAAAAGCAATGCTTGAAAACAATATACAAATGGCATTGCAACAACAAACTATAGATCTTGAAGATGCTATTGACGTTAGAGAAATTAAAAACGTTAAGCTTGCAAACCAAATATTAAAAATACGTAGAAAGAAAAAGCAAGAAAGAGATCAAATGGTTGCACAGCAAAATATACAAGCACAGTCACAAGCTAATATACAAGCGCAACAAGCTTCTGCAGAGTTAGAAGTACAAAAAGCTCAAGCTATGGTGCAAACAGATATGCAGCTTGAGCAAATGAAAGCTCAGCTTGATGCACAGAAACAAGCGCAAGAAGTTGAATACAAAAAACAACTTATGGAGTTAGAGTTTCAAATGAATATGCAGCTTAAGCAATTAGAGACTGAAAACTTAAATACAAAAGAAAAACAAAAAGAAGATCGTAAAGACGAAAGAACAAGAATTCAAGCAACTCAACAAAGTGAGATGATTGAGCAAAGAAAAAGTGAAAAACCACCTAAAAACTTTGAGTCTGCAGGTAATGATACTATAGGAGGCGGATTTGATTTAGGCGCGTTTGATCCTAGATAAAAATTATTAATTATTATTATATTATATTATGGCTAAAAAGAAAACAAAAGAAGTAGTAGAAAAGGCTACTGAAGACAACGTAACGAAAGTTGATCTTAAACAAACAAAACAAGAAGATGATAATATCATCAAAGTAGATTTAAGTAAACCACCAACACCAAAAAAAGATGAAACTACAGAAAAAGTTGCAGAAGATAACACTGACAACGACAGAGTGGTTGAGCTCGTTGAAGATGCCGACACCACAGAAAAACAAGAAGAAGTACAACCGGAAGCTGAAGCACAAGAGGCTCCAGTATTAGAAGAAGTTACTGAAGAAGAGGTTAAAGAGCAAACAGAAGAGCTAGCTGAAGAAGTTGTAGAAGCTGTTGCTGAAGCTCAAGAAACTGGTAAAGCAATACCAGAAAATTTACAAAAAGTTGTAGATTTTATGGAAGACACTGGTGGTACTTTAGAAGATTACGTACGACTTAATCAAGACTTTTCAGATTATGATGATAAAGCTTTGTTAAGAGAGTACTATAAAAATACTAAATCACATTTAGATAGTGATGAAATTGATTTTCTTATTGAAGAAAACTTTTCATATGATGAAGAGATTGATGAGGAAAGAGATATTAAAAAGAAAAAAATAGCGTTAAAAGAGCAAGTTGCCAACGCTAAAAGCCACCTAGACGGGCAAAAGTCTAAGTACTATGAAGAAGTTAAAGCTGGAAGCAGGTTAACACCTGAAGCCAAAAAAGCTATGGATTTCTTCAATAGATACAACAAAGAGTCGGAAGAGACTAATAAAATAGCGGAAAAACAAACTAACACTTTTAAATTAAAAACTAAAGAAGTTTTTAACGATAAATTCAAAGGTTTTGAATACAACGTCGGAGATAAGAGATATAGGTTTAATGTGAAAAATGCTAATGAGGTTAAAGAAACCCAAGGTGATATTAATAATTTTGTCAAGAAGTTCTTGAATAAAAATAATGAAATGTCAGATGCTAAAGGTTATCATAAATCTTTATTTACAGCAATGAATCCCGACGCTATTGCTAATCACTTTTATGAACAAGGAAAAGCTGATGCTATGAAAGATAGTGTTGCTAAGGCTAAAAACGTAAGTATGGATCCTAGACAATCATTTTCTAACGATAACACAAGCGGCCCTAAAGTAAGAGTGCTTAACGATGACACTTCTCCAACTTTTAAGTTTAAAATTAAAAACAAATAAATAACAAATTTAAAATTACAAAATTATGGCAATTACTCCTGGAGGTAGTTTGAATAGTGTGCCTTCTTCAAGGCAACAAACACTTGCAACAAATTATCTAGATTTTACTGGGACTACGGACAACACGTGGGCTCAACAATATTTACCAGACCTAATGGAAAAAGAAGCTGAAGTTTTCGGACCGAGAACTATTTCAGGATTTCTTTCACAAGTTGGGGCTGAAGAAGCGATGGCTTCTGACCAAGTAGTTTGGTCTGAGCAAGGTCGTTTACATTTATCTTACAAAGCTGAGATAAAATCAAGTACAACTATTCAAATACAGTCTGATATTGATGGTAACAACGAAGATACTACTAATGGTATATCTGGATCTGGTGCTTCAAGAGCGCTTCACGGAATTAGAGTTAACGATACTGTTATCGTTGCTACTGCTTCTGGTGTTGCTAAATGTTTAGTAACGGCTATGAACGGCTCTGATAAAGATCTTTTAACTGTTCTTCCTTACGATGCTGCAAACTTATCAACTTCTGCTGGTTCTAGTTCAGCTGCTTTAGCAACTACTGTATTAGTTTATGGTTCTGAATTTGGTAAAGGTGATAACTACAACACTACTGCTGCTGCGCCAGCTGCTAGTGATTCAAGAGGAGCTAACGAGCCTCAGTTTAAAACTTTTAGCAACAAACCAATTATCATGAAAGATTACTACGAAGTGTCAGGATCTGATACGTCTAGAATTGGTTGGGTTGAAGTTTCTGCTGAAAACGGGCAATCAGGTTACTTATGGTATTTAAAAGCTGAAGCTGATACAAGAGCTAGATTTACTGACTATATTGAAATGTCAATGTTAGAATCAGAGCTTAACGCTGCTGCTTCTGCTTTAGATGGTGACACTTTAATTCTTGGATCAACTACAGGTGCTGGTAAAGTAGGTACTGAAGGTTTATTTGCTGCTATCGAATCAAGAGGTAATGTTACTACTGGTGTTACTGGTGTTAACGCTTCTACTGATTTAGCTGAGTTTGACGCTATCTTAGCTGAGTTTGATAAGCAAGGTGCTATTGAAGAATACATGATGTTTGTTAACAGAGGAACTAGCCTAGCTATGGACGATATGTTAGCTTCAATGAATTCTTACGGAGCTGGTGGTACATCATACGGTGTATTTAACAACTCTGAAGATATGGCATTAAATTTAGGTTTCACTGGTTTCAGAAGAGGTTCTTACGACTTCTATAAATCTGACTTCAGATATTTAAATGACTTAGCAACAAGAGGTGGTATTAATGCTATTGCTGGTGCTAACGCAATTAGAGGTGTCATGATTCCTGCTGGTACAACTTCAGTTTATGATCAAACTGTTGGCCAAAGTATGAAGAGACCTTTCTTACACGTTAGATATAGAGCTTCACAAACTGATGACCGAAGAATGAAAACTTGGGTTACTGGTTCTGTTGGCGCTGCTACATCTGCTTTGGATGCAATGCAATTACACTTTTTAACTGAAAGATGTTTAATTACTCAAGGTGCTAACAATTTCATGTTAATGAAATAGGCACTGTTTATACTAAAGAACCGGGGCTTCGGCCTCGGTCCTTTTATTTATTAATTTTATTATATATTATATTATGGCAAAAAAACAAAAAACAGAAAAGGTAGAGGTACCTGTTGTTGAAACACCAGTTGTTGCAACGCCAAAACCTAAAAAAGTTGAACCTGTAAAACCAAAATGGGAAATAAAAGATAGAGTTTACAATTTAAAAAGCAACAAAACTCCTATATCGTACCTGTTAAAGTCTTCAAACGTGTATTGGTTTGATGAAGAAAAAGGTTACGAAAGAGAATTAAAATATTGTGAAAACCAAAGAACACCTTTTGTTGATGAAATGCAAGGTGATCAAAGATTAGCTCACGTTATTTTTAGAAATGGTAGTTTGTTTGTAGAAAAATCAAAAACTACTTTACAAAAACTTTTATCTTTATATCATCCGCATAGAGAAAAAATATACACTGAGTACAAGCCTGAAAAAGAAGCAGCAAGTGATATAGAAATATTAGAATTAGAAGCTGATGCAATAATAATAGCTAGAGATATGGATATTGAAATGGCAGAAGCAATACTACGTGTTGAGATTGGTTCTAGAGTGTCTAACATGAGTTCTAAAGAGCTTAAACGTGATTTATTATTATTTGCTAGGAACAATCCTTCTTTATTCTTAGAATTAGCTACTGATGATAACGTTCAGCTTAGAAACTTTGGTATTAAAGCTGTAGAGCTTGGTATTATAAAGTTAAGTTCAGATCAAAGAAACTTTTTGTGGGGATCAAATGATAGACCTATAATGGTAGTTCCTTTTGATGAACACCCATACACTGCTTTAGCACATTGGTTTAAAACTGATGAAGGTATGGAAATCTATTCAAATATAGAAAAACGATTAAATTAATCAAACTGTAGGAGCGGTCGCTCTACGGGGCGATCGCAAACTACAATAAAAAAATATGGCAGTAATTATAAACGACGTATATCAAAAAGTATTAGCAATAGCTAACAAAGAGCAAAGAGGATATATAACTCCGCAGGAGTTTAACTTATTTGCTAACCAAGCTCAGATGGATATATTTGAGCAATATTTTTATGACATAAATCAGTTTGGAAGAGTGCCAGGTAACAGTACTGAATACTCTGACATGATAAGCTTATTAGAAGAAAAAATAGCTATATTCGATCAGTTTAAAGTAGCTATGTCTGCCGTAAGTGGTAATCAATTAACACTACCAACAGATGTTTATAGATTAGGAACTGTATTTTATGGCGGAGCGGGTTATGATGTTGAAGTAGAAAAAGTAAGTAAAAAAGATTTAGAGTATATGTCTAGAACTGCTTTATACGCGCCAACTGATTCAAGACCTGTGTACACTAAAAAATCTGAAACTTTACTAAAGCTATTTCCAGCATCACCAAGTACTTCATACACAACTGCAAATGTAACTTGCAATTATATTAAAAAACCTGCAACTGTAAAATGGACTTACACTGTTAGTGATACTTACAAAGCTTTATATAACGCTGGTGCTAGCGACGCGGTAGATTTTGAATTACATAAGTCTGAAGAAAATAATTTAATAGAAAAAATACTGCAACTAGCTGGTATATCTACTAAAGACTCTGTGTTGTATCAAGCGGCTTCTGCAGAAGAACAAAAAAGTATTCAACAAGAAAAACAATAAATAAATGGGATTATTAGACAATCAAACTCAACATGCTTATTATGGTGGCTCAAGCTTTGGTACTTACCAATTTACTTCTTTAGAGCACATCATTAATCAATTTATTTTAGCTTATGTTGGTGAGGATAAAGCAATATCAAAAATTAAAAGAGCTGATGTTGCTTTTCATGCTCAAAGAGCTTTACAAGAATTGTCTTTTGATACGTTTAAATCTACAAAATCACAAGAAATAGAAGTGCCAGCTACATTACAAATGGTGTTGCCACAAGACTATGTTAACTACGTTAAAATAACTTGGGCAGACTCTGCTGGTATAGAGCATGTTTTATACCCTGCAATAAAAACTTCAAATCCATTAGATATAACAGCTGGGTCTGTAGGTGATTACGCTACTGACGGTACTAACTTAACAACAGATAACTCATCTTCAACGTGGGAAAGTTATAAAGCTCACACTTCAACAACAACAACTGATGATTACGAAGATGACACACAATGGATTGCTGAAGGGCAAAGATACGGTATAGATCCTCAACATGCACAGAACAACGGGTCTTTTTATATAGACGAGCTTGTAGGTAAAATACACTTTAGCTCTTTTCTCTCTGGTAAAACTGTAGCTTTAAAATACATAAGTGATAGTCTAGGTACAGATGCAGAGATGCAAGTGCATAAGTTTGCTGAAGAAGCAATGTACAAGTGTATAGCATACGC